GGCATCCCCGTAAGAACCCCAATCCAATGTCATAACGGTCGTTGTGGCAGCCATGGTCTCAGCCCATTCCTCGTAGACCCGGTGAAGATGGGAGAGGTAGCTCAACGAGATGGCTGACTCCGAGCCACGCCCCCTGGACCCAATCCGACGAAGAGCGGTTTCCGGGGTAACTCGAAGGTACACCACCGCATCAGGAACTGGGGCTACCTGAATCAGGGACTCGTACAAGCCCAAGTAAGTGGCCCATTCCCGGTCTGATAAGTGGCCCATCTCGTGAAGCACCTGGGCAAACACCCAGTCCTCATGGAGACAACGGTCCAGGAGATAGCCCTCTTGCCGACCGAGATGCCGCTGCCGACGGAAACGGTCAGTGATCATGAAAATCTGGGCCGTGAACGCCCAACGTGAAGGGTCTTTGTAGAAGTCCCCGAGGTACGGGTTCGACCCTACTGGCTCTGGAATCAGAGAGAAACCAGTCTCACCGGCAAGCCTCGCGCAGAGAGTGGACTTGCCAACGCCGATTGTCCCTGAAACCGCTACGAGCACCACACCCTCCGAGTGAGCACACTACCCAAGAGGGGGTTGTTGTCAGTGGCCGAACCCGGCCATTGTTTGGCTTTTAGGACGACCGTCCCAGCTATACGCACTGGAGTAGGAGTTGATGCTCACCGCAATGCCGCCGTTATAGCCAGGACGCCACTTTCTGCGGAGAGTCTTCCCTCTCGAATCGAACTTCCCCTTGAGGGGAATGATCTTCTCATCAGTGCGACCCGTACTCACAACCTTGTGGAGGAGTTGCTTGATCACGACTTGCTTCGGAGTGGTCTTGAGAATCTGGTAGTAGTCGATGTTGGTCTGGTCGTACCCCCAGTTCGAGTAGAGGATGTCACCCACCACTGGCTCATCTGGAAGAGCCGCTGCATAGCGGTGCCGCGCCTCCTGAACCAAGAGGTGTCGTGTAGCCACCCTTGCTGGGGACGGTGTCTTCATCAGCCCTGGAGCACTTCGAGAATCTTCCTGCGCTCGTCGCTACCCTTGGGCATCTCGAAAGCCATGCGGATGAGGCCCTTACGAAGGGTCGCCTCAGAAGCTGCCCTGCCCTGGCTCTCGGCCTTCTTGTCACTGTCCTTGTCGCCAGACTCCTTGGCCTCCTCCTTCTTCTTGCACTGTTCCTTCAGCGCATCGGGAAGTTTGGGGGAGTCACAACCGGCTTCCTTCTTTGGGACGGGACTCGCCTCGCCCGTCTCACCGTCGCCGTCCTTGTCGTTGCCCTTGGGATTAGGGTTGTCCTCTTCCGTGAACTGATGCTTCTTCAGTTCCTCCGGGAGATCCTTCTTCGCAAGGACAGAAAGGACCTCCGCACGTTCCTCGCTTCCTTTCGGAAGGGTGGAGGCAAGACGAAGGAGTCTGTGGCGTGCGGTTGGTTCTGACATGACAAGTCTCCAGAAGGGTTACTCCCCAGCGAGTATCAACACACTACCGGGAAACAAAAAAGGCCCGAGGCTTGTGGCCTCAGACCTTCTCAAGTTTTGGACAGGCAGGGTATCGCCTATTGGTCAACGGGTCTTGATCGCCCTCAACCCTTACAACCTGTCCGGGACTGTGCCCCTTCTATTATCTCTACGGGAAAACCAGGAGACAGGAACCCCCTAAACGCAAGAAACCCCCGGCTGGCAGAACCAACCGGGGGTTTCAGGTGTCGTTACCGACTACGGACTACCGAGTGATGGTCAGTCGGGCCAAACCACGAGGGTTGTAGGCACCGAGTCCCAGGTTCTCGAAGCAGGAGAAGCCGATGGTGCGAGCCTTCGGGTCATCTGCGGAAAGAACGGTCAACTCAGTACGGACGGGGATACGACCGAACATCTCAGGCTCGCAGCACACATACACGGTGCCGACGGGCACGAGGCGGCTGACGATGATCTGAGCACCCCAGAGGGTTCCCATCAGACCGGTCTTCAGCAACTCGCGCTGAGTCTCGATGTCGAGGATGTCCCGACCGAACTTGCGGAGGTCCGAGTAGTCACGAGCGTTCATGAACACACGAGCAACCCGAAGGTCATGGCGCTCGATCAGCGAGAAGGCATCCGCGAGGACGGCTCCGCTGAGCGGGGCAACAACCGGGGTGTCGGGGTTCGTACCGCCAGCGATGGAATCGAAACCAGTGGTTGCGATAGCATCGAGGACAGCGAACACACGCTCATCTTCGGCAGCCTGAATCTGAGCGCGAGCCAGATCCTGGGCGCGTTCGATGAGATCGAAACGACGCTCCTTGATCTGAGTCAGCGGGATCTCAGGATTCGAGGCGATCTCGAACAAGGGGAAGATCACACGCCTGGGCTTGGTGATGGCAAGAATGTTCTCGCCTTCCTCGCCCACGACATACGCGGTCACATCCGGGTCCTTGTCATAGATCGGCAGGGCACCGTCCGGCAACTGCTCGACCAGGAACGTCTTACGTCCCACAGCCATGTAGTCGCGGCGAAGCCGCAGGGGTTGAGTCATCGAAGCAGCGAGCTTGGCACGTCCCTGAGGAGTACCAATGTAGTCGCTGATCAGCTTTTGCTTCACAGAGTTTGCGACAGTCATTTCAGTCTCCTTTATCAGACGCGAAGGTCAAAGACGATTTCAGGTTGAACGGCATCAGCGGGCATCTTGAGGAGGGCAATCTGTGTCTCGGTTCCGGCAGCATGGCCGTGCTCGACATCAGCATTGTTGCCAGCGTTGGCGAAGGTGCCACCGTTGACAATGTCCCAAAGAGGCATGAGATAACTGTTCCGGGAAACAATCATCCGCATCCCAGTTGTCCAGGTGATCGTGTCGCCAGTAGCGCCACCAGCACCAGAAGCAGCCAAGAACTGAGTCTCGAACAGCGCGGAAGCGTAGGTTCCCTGACCGGAAACATACGGACCCTTGCCACTCGCGGGACCCGGAGTGTTCTCGTAGGCGTTGCCCACAGCGTCGTTGATGAAGATACCGAGCGCCATCACGAACAGTTCGTTCGCTGCACCAACACCTTCGGCGTTGGGGCCGATGAAGTTGACGCCCGCATCGGGTCGGGTCATTGCCACAGAACCGCTGAGAGCACCAAGAACGCTGGTGTCCACATTGGAACTAATGGATGAGGTCGCAGTAACTACTGGCGGGTTGGTCTGAGTGAAAGAGTCGTTCGAGAGAACGCCCACGGAGTTTCGGATTCCCAGATTGAGAATGCGAAGCGCCGAGGATGACTCGGTCCACCCACCACTCGCCTGTCCAAGCAAAGGCATGATTATTCTCCTGCCGTGCTCCCTGTTTACAGGAAGGGGGTGTAAAGACGACTGTTGGGCAGAATGCCTTTCAGCCAGACGCAAACCGTCTAACTATAAGACGGTGTATCAAGTATCTATTGAACCGAAGGTCTCTTATGTCCCGTTGGGGAGAAACCCTGGACCCCCTGAGCGTGAAAGTTGCCCTCCATGCTCAGGGGAAAGGTTGTTGGTTTAGTTGAAGAACCGACTCACATCAGGAGCGGATTCCCAAAGCGAAGAGAGGTTGCTGACCTCAGAGGCCGCTTCCTTCGAGACGCCACCCAGACGCTTCGCGCCTGTGCTGGCCTTCTTGGGCTGCGGGTTCTGAGCGGCCTTCTTCTCTTCCTTCTTCAGGTCCTTCTCCTCCTCGTCCTTGTCTTCTTCGAGGTCCTCGATGTGATCCTCGTCATCCTTGACGGCACCCTCATCGTGATCCTCCTTCTCCTCCTTGTCCTCAGCCGCGCCCTTGCCGAAAAGCACAGCAAGCATCTCGCTGTCCTTCGCGTCCAGTTCACGAGCCATGACGCCCATCGGGTCAGCCACCATGTCCTCAACCATCACGACCTCGGGGTCGGCAACAGCGACATCCTCAACAAGGAGGTCATCGCCCATGCCCTCACCCTCACCGGGGTCAGCAGACATCGTGCCCGCTTGTCCAGGGTCTGTGGTGAAAGCCTCGGCATCGTCTTCTTCAGCCAGCATAGCGGCCAGCATGGCTTCGGGGTCATCACTCATGCCCTCTTCAGCGAGCATGACGTCGAGCATAGCCTCGTCCTCATCCATCGGCATCGTGAAGGCTTCCTCGTCGTCCCCCATTGGGGCGACTTGGAGAGCCTCCTTGGTAGGGAAGGCATCAGGAACCAGGGACCGCAGAGCGTTCTCGATGTTGGCAAGACGATCCTCGTAGCCCGTCTTCTCGGAGGACTCCTTCGCCAGATCCGCTTCCGCAGCCTTGGCATCGTCGTCGTCAATGGCCTCGTCAGCCGAATCATCGGCCTTCTTTGCCTCGGCAGCGTGCTCCTTGTCTTCCTGGATGGTCTTGGCGGCCTCTGCTTCGGCCCCCTTCTCCTCCTCGTCTTCTGCAAGACGGCTCAAAGAAGAACCGATAGCGGAATCATCCATGTCCATGAAAGCAAGAGCTTGGTCCTCAATGGCTTCCACGGAAGCATCTCCACCAAGCATGGCGGTGGCAAGACGAATGCACTTGGCTGCCTTGCGCTCCAAAACGTCTGCCGCCTGCTTCTCACTGGGAACCGCAGGAGCCTCGCCATTTGAGTACGGCGGGGGATTCGGGTCCTCGGCCCACGAGGAAGTATCACCCTTGGCATAGGCATCCTGGGCAGGATCTTCCTTGTATGCAGGGCTGGCAGGTCCCTCGCCAGGGGTAGCGGGAGCCTCAGCGGCTTGCTTGTCATCGACGGGGACCTCGGTGGTCCCCTCATTCCAGGTCATTCGTTCACGACTCATGTCGGACTCCTTAGGTGTTCAGGTAACAGTTTGAGTGGGTTTGCTTTCCTGTCGGGAAAGCAGATAGCCGACTCGGATTGCAACCCGAACTTCGGCAGGGGACATCTGCCTACCAGCCGCAGAACGACAAGCAGACAGAAAGGACTTCAAGTCAGAATGGCTCGAAGGGGATCCAGCAGCCAAAACAGCACGGTAAATATCCCGTCCGATTTTGACTCCGTAGGAAGCATTGACAGCCGCAACCCCATCAACAAGGGCTGCGTCAGAGGAGGCTACCCGCACAACCGTCTGGATGGCGGTCTTGTACCGGGCAGCCATGCCCTCTTTTTGAAGGGTGTCGTTGGGCCAAGTAGAGGGCGAACCTGGGTGATCCAGCGCCTCTTCCACGTTGGCCCCTGACATGTCTTTCTCAAGGCGGTCTTGCACGCGCTTCTTGACCATGTCGTAGAGGCTCTCCTCCAGTGCGGAGAAGGGATCTGTCGGCTTTTCAGGCTTTTCTTCTTCGCCGCCTTCTTCGCCGCCGCCTCCGAAATCAAACGCATGAACCGTCGATGCGGCCTTTGCCACAGAGTCTTCAGACCACTGCTGAGGGGGTGTCGAAAGCACCTCTTCCAACTGCTTTGTTTGGGCTGTGGCCTCTGAGGGACTCAGGATGTTCCGCATCACGGCACCAGAAAAGGCAGGGGTAGCTACCCAAGAGGCTTCGATGAACTGAACGCCGCCAACGTCGTCGTAGTCTGAGTGCCCGCAAAGCTCTGCGATGACCCGCTTGTTCCCCTGGTCATCCATGAACGTGTTGAGCTTTGCATACCGGATGTGGTCACAGAGTTCAGTTTCATCAGCCGCGACGTGCCCGCAGTTTGAGCAGATCGTGAAGTCGGTGGTGCAGCCCATTGAAAGGGTGGCAATCTTTCCGCTTTCGATGTCTTGCACCAAGGCAGCGTGCTTGCGGTCAGTAGCCACCAGGATGTCGATGTAAAGAGAGCTTCCAACATCACGAGCAACGGCGTCGATGATGCGGCCCTTGGACTGCTCCTCGATCTGCACATGCTCCTGGAAGTTATGCGCCCCAATAAAGGTGCGGTAGGACTTCAACAGAACGGCACGACTCCAGGAGTCCCCGTTGTTATTCACCATCGCTGATGATTCAGGCTTGATGTAAAAGTCCCCGTACTTGCGGTCAATGGTCTTGCTGCCAACCTTCACGGCACCCAGCTTGGCCCCAGGAACTGGGTCCACTTCCACTGAGCCGACGATGGTGCAGTGTGTGAGCAGGTACTGGTCTGGGTTGAAAGCTGTGCCCAGGATTTCACTGGCTTGAGCGGACAAGTCACGAGACGCTCCAGAAGAAGCAGCCTTGTTGAAAGAGCAGCTATCCCAAGAAGCAGGATTTGTGCGTGGATGAACCACCATCGCTTTTGCGTGCTTCATAAACGCCATCTCAGACTCCAGCCTCGACTTCGAGTTCTGAGTGGTTCCCCAAATAGTTCACAATGTCCAACTCCTTGATCAGGAACAGACAACCGGGGCAACCCATGAGACGCTCGCTTGCACCGTCGCGCCTCTTGTAGATGGCCTTCTTCAACGTCCCGTCCTTACATTTAGGACAGCCAATCGGACCCCCGCCTGACTCGGCACCCGTAAGCCGGTATTGACGATCCTTGGAAGCCCAGTACAAGGCTCTACGCACAGCAGCTTCGGCAACCCGCTGCACAGAGGCTTCCTTGTAAGGGCCTCCGGGAACTGAAACAGTGGGGGACACTGCGGCTGAATCCGTTTGGGGTGGGACCACATTTCCCGTTTCATTGTCGTACCGCTGAAGCTCTTCGGCTGGAAACCGCTTGTTCCCGACTGCCATCTCGACATCAACCATGCCGATAGCAGGCCAGACTGCTGTTACGCGGCCTGACTGGGACTCATAGGCTCCAAAAAGGCCCACGAGATCACCTACAGAGAACTCGGTGGCTCTCTGTTGCCAGTTGACATTGTTGACAGCAGTTTTGGACACGGCCTCTCCAGCTACTCAGCGAAAAAGTCAAAGCCATGCTCTTGTGTGGCCGCCTTCGCCATTTCCTTCTCGTAGGCACCAAGCTCCTTCAAGAAGGTTTTGGTATCCCGATCCATCTTCTGGCCCACACCCTTGAAAAGGCGGGTGGCTTGGGTGCCCAGAGCCAGGATGCGGCGAAGACCTCCAAGGAGCCATTCGCGGAAACGGACAATCTTGTCCAAAATCCCAGCCTGCTTCACGGAAGCTGTTGGGGAAGGCGCATGAGCCATCAACTCAAAGCCCTTGAAGGACACCGTAAGGGTCTTCCTCTCCTCACGGAGAGCGGATTCAAGTTCCGGGATACGGTCCATGATGCTTGCGCCATATTCGTTAGCCAGAACCGCCAGCATCTCTTCCCGAACCATCTGGGGGGTCCGCTTACGAGCAACCACCGCCAATCGAGCCAGGGCGTCCACCAAAGCAGTTTTGCGCTCAATGACGACATTGCCCTGTGCTGAAAGGTTCTCCTTGTAGTCGTCCTTGAGTTCCTGGACGGCCTTCTTCATTTCCTTGTCGAGATCCTTCTTGCGTGAAAGCAAGCCCTGAGTGGCTGCTTCAAGCTCCCGCTCCAGCAACTCAATCTCGTTGGATAGCTCATCCAAACGACGAATCTGATTGGTGAAGCCAGCAAAGCCCTTCACCTGGACAGTCGGCATCACTGCTTCCAGCACATGGTCAGCCTCCACCATCAGAGAGGCGAGCTTCTCTGCGGCTTCCTCCATGTCCCCAAGCTCATGGAACTTGTCCTGAGTGAAGTGGTCATCAATCTGGGGGTCCGGTGGCTCATCAACCAAGGGTCCCGGAACCTCAGCCCCAATCGAAGCCGCATCGAAATCCGCTTCCTTGGAGGGAAAGTTGGAGGCCGCAGTCTTCTCAACTGCATCGCTAATCAGGTCACACCGATAGGCGAAGTCCTGGGCGATATTGCCGGGAAGTCCCAGAACAGCAGCATTGTGCTGAACGGCGGTTGCAATACGGTCAAGGGACTCGGTAAGGGTCCGTGCCCCGTGCCGGGTAAGATTGTCGGCCATGGTGACTCTCCAAAAGGGGTTCCTGTCGGGACAGGGATTCCAGCGAGTGCAAGTCTCGCTCATAGGGTTGGTGTATAGGAACCCTACCGCGCATCCAGCGGGACATGACGTCCCGCTGGAAGTTTGGAAGTGTCCCACGGATTCAAATCATAGTGAGCAAAAGCCTTCTTATCTGTGGAAGGGGAAGCGTCCTCATCCAGAACATCCTGCCATTTCTTCGGGATGGAGCCGGGGAAGAGAATATCCAGCAATGCCGAGAAGAAACCCTTCTTAGCAGCAGACTGAGGCTCGCCTACGCTGCCTTCACCCTTGCCTTCACCCTTGCCTTCACCTTTACCCTCTGCCTCGTCAATGAGAGCCTGATCCAATCCGGCCTTAGCCTCTGAAAGGGCGCTATTGATTCGAGACTTGTCCTTCTTACGGCGCTCCTTGAGGTCCTTCTTCACGTCTCCGCTGGTCGGCTCTTCTTTGGTGTGGTCCCCACGGCTCTTTTCTTCAACAACCGTGATTTCATCGGTCAGGTAATCCGCGATGACGGTCCTCAAGAACTGTCGATCTTCCATGCCCAACCCCGCATCATCATCAGACAACAACTCTGCGATGGGGTAAATCGGGTCGTCTTTATCGACAAGGCTCTCCCAATCAGAGTCCAAGACCCCCGAAAGGGCATTCCGAATGTTGTCCCGCACTTCCGGGGTGGACATGTCCTGCCCAACAGGGGCGAACAAAGCTCCCCCAACACCCACCTCTCCTGCCGCATCAAGGGCTTTGACCAAAAGCTGCATCGTTGGCCCAACGCCCGTTGCTTCTTCGCCGTCATGAACGGCAGATGCAGCCAGAAGGCCGGAAATGACACCCTGAAGCTCGATGCTCTTAGGAGAATCCTCAGGAAGGTCCTCCATCTGCATCGCCAAGGCTTCCTTGGCGTGTGCTCGTTCCTCCGGGGTGGCTTCCTTGTAGCGATCAAAGGCGGTGGCAGCATGGACACCGCTTCTCTCCCGTGCTTTGGTCAGGGCCTCCCCAGAAACCGCAGCCCCTTCTTCAGATACCGGATTTGACGGGTCGAGAAGTGCCGGGTTGAAAAGAACCTTGGTGGCGTACTCGAACAAAGCGAGGACTTCGCCAATAGTCTGAGGATTCGCGGAAGCGAGGGCTTCCATGACCTCATCGAGATTTTCGATGAGGTCCAGCAACTCTTTACGAGCTTTCGGGTTCTTACGAGTTTCAGAGTCCCGGTTCTTCGAGGCTTCCTGAACCTTTTGGTAGGAGTCCAAGAACGTAGCCCGGTCATCGCCCTCCAAACCCGAAAGAGCCTCTTCAACCTTCTTAGACTCTTTCCCCCCAAAGGATTGAGTCAAGAGAACGAGGTTGTTGGTGGCTGAGTCCATCTCAGCCTCTCCAAGGACCTTGTCACGTCGCTCTTTCACTGAAGCAGGACTGAAGGGATCTTGGTCGTTCGCCCCCTGCTCCAAGAACATGTCCGTCACCTCATTTTCGGTGAGGGTCGCGTCGGGGAACTCCTCCTTGATCTTGGCGAACTCGTCCTTGGCCCCCTCTTCGATGGCCTCCATCTTCTCGTCGTCGGAAAGCTCTGCCCAGGTGTCCTTGGCTTCTTCTTCATCCCCCTCTCCTCCAACGGAGCGGATCTCGTGGTCGTCCTTGCTGGCTCCGGGATGCTTCTCCTTGTAGGTCTTCCACTCCTGTTCCGTGAACTCCTCCGCTTGGCGATAGCGGAAAGCTACGCGGCGGGCGGCCATCGCAGCCGCGATGTCCTTGAAGTTGTGGGAGGTGTCCTTCTTCTCCTGGTCCTGGTCGGGATCTTGCTCGATGTCCTCGTCCAAAACACGCCTGCGCTCTAAATCAACGCGGGGTGGCCTCTTCTTAGGAGAGTTGCGAACAAGACGTTTGGCTTCTTCGTCCTCCTGTTCGCCAGTGGACTTCGTTGCCTGCTTGGCCTGAAGCAGAAAAGCCACACGGGCAAACCGGATTCCTCGAACCGCATCCTTCTCGTACCGGTACTTCCGAACGCGGAACCCCTCTCCAAGAGTGGAATACCAACTGTCGCCTATCTGCCAAATGTAGCCCTCGGGAACCATCCCCCTCGGGAAGTCCGAAGGGCCGTCTACACGCTGCTCGCCCCAATCAAAGATTGCTTTGACGATAGTGGATTTCCCCAGCAAGCCCATGAGCCACTGCCGAAGACCTGCATCACGCTCCAGTGCAGCTTGCTTTGCGAGGTCCTCAATGACAGTCCCATCCTTCATGTAGGCTTTCTCAAGGCCCGGTACGAGGTACTGGGACCTAAGAGTGGAAGCCTGATGGCCTACCGCCACAGCCACAAGTGCCAGCGCGTCCTTGAACTCAGCCTTTAGGATCTTGTCCCGCTCTTTGCGAGGGTGAGGAAGGTTCTCCCCCTTCTTACGGATGTCCTGAAGGTGGACCCGCATCTCCTCGTTGGCGTGCAATCCTCGAAGGTCCTTCGCAGTGATGTCGAAAGGCTTCAGGTAGCTGTTGACGTGCCGCGCTCGAATCAGACAGTCGTCGCCATCGCACAGGATTCTCTCGCTGGGGCTTTTGCCTTCAACGGCGTGCTTCAGCACCTGAATAATCTGGGGGTCATCCACCACCTTCTTCTGCTTCACTCCGCTCTTACCCACATATGTGAAGGTAGCTTTCTTCCCTTTCAGGGTCAGGTGCTCCACACAAAGGGTGGTGATGCCGTGGTGGCCGCGCTCACCCGCAGACTTCTCGTTCCCCACACGTTCGTAGGTCTTGTCGAGAAGAGCCACTGCCAACGCCGTCAGTCTGGTTTCCGGGTCCTTGGAAGCCATGTCCCCAGAAACCTTGGACCTCAAAGCAGACAGCGAGGACTTCAACGCCTTGAGGCGCTTGGCCTTGTCCTTGTGTCGTTGGGCAACTTGCCGGGGGCCGTACTCATAAATGGTGGTGGTTCCTGAACCATCGGTTTTCGGGACCTTCTTCTTGGCCCTGAACTTCGCAACAACGCGGCGGGCAGCCTTCTTCTCCTGATCCTCATCTTTACCGTCCTCCTTGCGGGGCCGGATCTTGAAAAGGTTCAACTCCTTTGGGGACTTCTTCTTCGGCTTCCTTGCCGAAGGAGCCGGAAGTTGCTCGACGGTGATGGTCGGGTCGCCCTTGTCACTCATGCCGAAACTTTGGACAACCCCGCGCTGGTTCTTGTACTTGCCGTACCAGACCGAGTCGCCCTTATTGACCGTGTAGGTCTTCGCCCAACGCACCTGTTGACGCATGTGATGAGCACGACGCTCCATGATTCGAGCTACGCGAGGGCTGAACTGGGGAGGAAGCTCCATGGCTTCAGCCATGTCTTGAGCGATCTCCACCCCATAGGAGATGTCACTGGGCCAGTGGTACCCCGCCTGGACGCGACCCCAAAGGATGCGGCCCACCAAGTCGAAGTACTCGTCTGTATGCTCCGGGTCCAGGCGGCTCGAAGCCTCACCCAAGAGGTACGCTTGGATGGCATGTCCACTGGGGTAAGCCGGTGTGTGAGCCGTCTGCGAATCCATGGGCACAAAAGACTGCCCGATTGCCTCCCCTACTTGGTGAGGGCGGGCACGGTTGAAGTGCCACTTCAACCGTAAGATATGGGTCCTTGCTTGCCTGACCATCTCTCGCGCCCATCCCTGATCAACTCGGACACCAAAACGGTTCCACAAATCAGCAAAGAGAGGGAGAATCTCGCCGTCAGACTCGCGCACGAACGCTTCAGCTTCCGGGCGCTCCTCCGCAGCGACTTGCCGTAATGCTTGTAGTTCTTCAAGGGTCTCCTCCGCGCCAGGGGGAGGCTCCAAGTCGAAGTCCTCCAACCCCATGGGAAATATGGGAGTTGGGGCCTGCATTTTCAGCAGGTCCTCTTCGGAAGGGGAGCCGTAAGACAGTGCCGTGCTGGCGGTTCTTCGGGGAAGCCGTCGAGGAAGCTGCTGCTCTACAAGCCGTCGAAGTGCAGCAGGGGAATCCCCCAAAGCAGGGTTTTCCAGGAGAAGCTCTCTTGCCAGCCCGTCTACAACAGGCATGAAGTCCTTCATCTCCCGTCGGGCATAGCCATGTTGTTCAGCAAGATTGTTGACGAAGGAGGGGTCTTTATACCCCTGCCCAGGCTGCCGAAGCATGTCCAAAAACGCTTGGGCGTCATCACGTTCCATTGGAGTGGTGATTTCCCGAAAGCGACGTTGCTGCTTCGCGCTCAAAAACGAGATGGGGGAGCCAACCGGAAGTCCGACATCCATCAGGTCGAACATGTAGGCCACTCCCTTCTTGCCAACCTGCCCAGCAAGGAAAGAGGCGAATGACCTGTTCTCCTGCATCATCTCCTTGAGGACATCTATCACCCCCAAGTCATCCATTACCTTCAGGGCCTTCTTGTATTGGGGACTATCCAAGACAACGACCTGAAGAACAGATTGAGTCTTGGAGACAATGCGCTTTAGGCCCTTGGCTTGACGCTTCGCGGCAGCCTTCACGTCAGGAGGGAGCTTGAAGCCGTACTTGAAGGCGAACTTGATAGTACGGATAATCCTTGTCGGGTCTTGCTTGAAGGTCTTGTCCGGGTCCTGGGGGCACCTCATCTCACGGCTTTCCAGGTCCTTCAACCCACAGCCAGTCAAGTCGATGATCTCTGCCTTGTCAGGACCCTTCGCCACATCAAGAAGACGCCACATCAGCGTGTTGAACGTGAACTCCCGCCTCGTGACATCGATCTCCAATGATGTCGGATTCACCTCAATGGGCTTGTGCCCCACATAATCCCCTGTCTCAGGATCGACCTCGTAAACCTCCTCGCGGGCGTTGACGATCTCGATGACCTCCCCTTCCAGTTGATGACCATCAAGCTCCCACGGGCCTTCGATGAACACCTTGGAAACCCCCAAGCTGTCAGAGATGACATTAGTTCGAGTAGGCACAGCGCGAGCAATGCCATCTGCAACCCAGGCGGCATCCTTGCCGCCCTTGAGCGCAAGCGAGTCCACCACCATGTCGATGTCTTTGATGGGCTTGTCGATCAAGAAGTTTCGGACAGCCCCGCCTACAACATAAACATGGCGAGCAACACCCATGCGCTGGGTGGTCTCCGAGAGCCATTTCATCAAAGCAATGGATGCCGCATGGGACATCTCAGCCTGCTTCCGCAGTGCTACTGCTTCAATACTGAGGCAACGAGACTCCACGGATCACTCCCACAGGAAGCCACCCAAAACGATGTCGCCAATCTTCTCGTTTTCGGGGAGGGGGGCAAGCTCCACCTGCTCCTCGAAGTCTGCGTTCCGAAGGCTGAACTCGTCCGGGTCATAGGTAGTACTGTTGAACATGGAAGCAATATCTTCCGCGTCCGTATGGTCTGCCCCGGTGATGTTGGCCTTCTTGATGGACTGGATGTTCTCGGGGAGATCCGAACCCTCCAGGAGAACCTTGTTGTAGGTCCCACACTTCCGCGTGCCGCACGACAATGTGCAAACACGGGTACAACCCTGACATCTGGCGCTCGCCAACACCGCAGGAATCTGGTTGGCGCGGTGGCGCAAGGCTCCTGTCTCACAACCTGAGATTCCTTGGGGGGCCATGTAAGCATCCGCGTCAACATACAAGAACCCAGCAGCGCCTTCATGAGCGCCACGAAGATCCTGAATCAGACCTGAAGCGGCCTTCAGGATCCGGTTCGAGAACCGGTGCTGAAGCAACTCCGACAGTTCTTGGCCTGCGCTGCCCTCGGACATGTGCCTCGAAGCCCACTTCAGGACGCTCTTGATTTCTCCCACTGTGGAATCACCATCAGAGGCTGCCTTCACAAGGGCCATGTCGATGTCCGAAAGCTCGATAGCGGCTCGAACTTCAGGTGCTCGCTCGTATACATGCCCATCATAAGAAGTTGCTGTCTTGGAATCTTCCAGTGCTCCTGTTCTTTCCAGGGTAGGGCGAAGAAGATGCACTGCTTGGGCGGCAAACTTCTGTGGAATCAAGCGAGTGATGAAGGACTTGAGGTAGGAGCCGCGTGCTCCCTTCTCGATTTCCGCGATGACCCGAGCCACGCGACGATCCAACTCCTCGGTGTTTCGGAAGGCGGTGATCTGCTCCAACTTCGCCTCGGCAGCCTCACGACCAGAATCGTTACGAACGAGCCGAAGGTGCTGGCGGGCCTGGGCTGCTTCAGCAGCCGTATTCGGAGCGCCCGTAAAATCTGCCTTGGCCGTGGCCTTTGCAGTTACCGCCGCAACTGCCCGATCCAACTTCTGATTCAGGGGGAGATCCGAAGCCAGAATCTCATCAGCCACGTCGCCATCGATCATGTTCGAGGACTTCCACGAAGAGATCCTCTGTTGCAGCCCTGCCTCGGAGATATGCACTTCCTTGGGGGTGGTGTCTGCGGAAGCCAATGCAACGCGAGCTTCCTCGGAGGTCACCGTGTCACACACGGCCTTGTAATGAGGAAGACGCTCACCACCTGCAACCTGCTGCGTAGCGGGAGCCGAAAAAGCAGCCCTCAACGCATCACGGGGCGGCAAATCAGAAGCAACCTTGCGGCCCACAGCCCCAAGCAGGGGTCCGTAGTGGGCCAAAGCATCCTTCCACGGGACTTCCAGGACGGCTTTCTTACCGGTGACGGTACAGCGGCCATTCTGAATGTGCGTAGATCCAAAGTCCTGCTCTGAAACAAGGATGTACTCCGCATTTCGGGCGGCCTTCAAGACCTCCTTCTTCCACTTGCCCTTCTCGTAAGACGGGTAGGCAGCCGCACGCACAAAGACATTCCCAGCAAGCCCGTGCTCGCTACGGACGATGTCCAAGCCCCTCTCAATGCGAGAAGAGTCCAAGCCAGCAGCAAGACGCGACTGGCCGATGATCTGCTCGATGTCGTCGCCCGCAGCCGAACGACGCATGGCCGAAACCAAGATTTCCGAAAGCTCCCTCTCGTTCTTCCTAAGGGGGGATGCCTCTTCCAAGGCTCTCGCATGGGAAAGGTCCGTCGAAAACACCTTGATGCCATTTGTCCTACGATCCACGCCCCAGGCTTCCTCAAGCTCCGGGATAGCCAAGTCCACGGGGTTCTGCGGAAGGCGCTCCGGGTCCTGCTCCGCATCCGCAAGCCAGTCCAGGTCAGCCAAGTCAGCTTCCTTCATGAACTCCGCGATACCCATATCATTGGCTGTGATTCCCTCGAAGCCGTCAGGGACGGCAGGTCCAGGGAGAAGCTCAGGGTTCAGCACGCCTTCGAGGACACCGCTGTTGTAGTGCATGTCCTCGAAGCCATCGAGACCATAGTTCGACCCCAACGTAGGGGTAAAGAGGTCAGCCGGAAGGTGGCTCTCCCCAAGAATGTCCAGGGGTTTGTCCTTACTCACCGCTCACCTCCATAAACCTTGCCGCCACTCGACTTGAACTGTACCGACGGTCGTCACGCCGCTCTTGACCCCTCATCTGGGCACGCTCAATCTGCGTTGCAAGATCAAGCTCATCCTCTGCCACTGCCTTCGTCAGCGCGAGCATGTAC